TACGTATTCCCAATTTGCTGCTATCCATTCACTCATAATATTTCTCCTATAGTTTTAGAACGACAATACTGCGTAATCGTAACGAAGTGTTAGATTAATATCCGCAACATCAGTTCCATTTGCAAAATCTAAATCATTAAAATTGGCGGTTTGAATAAATGCACCATGCAATACCCATTCCTCTACTTTATCACCGACAGGACCCAATAAATTAAATCTAATTTCTTTCTTATAGAAATCAGAATATCCATCTCTACCTGTTACAGATTCATGGTGTAATCTTACCCATTCCATAACTGCCTGAGCTCCACTTGGAACAATTGGATCATAAAGTGTGAGTTCCAATGGCTCCCATACACCTTTACCTTTTACAAATCTCTTAACATTAATATGGTTAAGTTCTACTTCATCAAAGGTAATTTGTGGACGATTAGCCGTCTTTACAAAATATGAAGGTATATCTTCTATATACATAATGAACCGATTTTTAGTTTTCGGTTCAAACGGTGTAAAAAAGATTTCGTCTTGATTTAAAATCTCGGCCATTTTCATTCTCCTGTTATGCCGTTCAAATACTATTACATATATAAATATCACTTTATTAAAAAAAAATGATACTCAAATATATTGTTTTTTGAAGTTTTATTGAAGTTTTTTTTAAAAAGAAAAACCCCAATCGAAATTGAGGCTTTTCATTATACGTTACTGTTTGTTATAAGTCAAACTTATTCAGGGAACGCTGCTCCTGTAGGTTGGATGATAAAGTCTAATACAATAAACTCTGCTGTTCTTGTAGGTTGAATAAAGATTTGTCCTCTTAATTCATTTCTATCAACAACATCAGGTGTATTATTACTATCGTCCATCACTACTTTAAATGCACTTAAACCACTATTAGCCTGTACGGAATTCAAAAATGGATTCACAATACCCAAGAATCGATTTCTTGTTGCTGCTGTGTTTTGTTCAAATACTAAGTATCTTGAAGATGAAGCAATAAATTTACGAAGTCTAATTAACAATCTTCGTACATTGATTCTATCAAGTGCCGATGGTTTACCCTGTAATGTTTTTTGTCCAAACACCACTACACCTTGTTGTGGGAATGATGCGATTGGATTAACACGACCATCATAAAGTGTATCTCGTTCTTTATGAGTTAATCTTGTTTTTGCTTCCAATACTGAACTTAATCCACCACGATTCAAACCTGCTGGTGCGAACCATTCGTGTGCTACCGCATCGGTGTTAGCTATAACACCAGGTATCACAATTGAAGGTGGCACCCAAACGGGTTTACTCTTAACTGGATCTTCAATCTTAACCCAGGGGTAATAAGTAGCTACGTAATTTGAATCTAATGATTTAACATCAGAAACTGCGTTTGTTACAGAACGGCCCCATCTTGAACCATCCATAACATAGAAACAATCTGCTCTATCTTCTACTTTTGAAATTACATGATTAGTAACTTTAGAATGATACTCGTGTATAATTCCTGGTGTTACCACCATATTAATATCATACTCATCAGGATTACTAATTGCGTTAATTGCTCGTTTGTACGCTACTGTACCACTTGCTTCAGCATTAGTACAATTAAATCCTTGTGTATTTGTAGTTGAAATATCATTACCAGTTGACTTTTGTACAATTGGATCATCACCATCAAATCCACCTTGTAATGGTACAACAAATTTTCTTTGTTCTTTTGCTGATAATGTCATTGTAATTGCCTGTGATGCATTTGCATACGTGTCAGCACCTATCGTAGATGCATCTGCACTTCCTAACATATTTTCAAGTGTAAAGACAATATTATTACCATTACCTGCAGATGCTGGTAGTGGTGCTAAATATTCTCTATTAGTATCATTATCAAAATCCCAACCAAAGTATACATTTGAATCAAATGTACCTTGAGAATTAGTTTGTGCAGTTTTAAAACTTGCACTTGGAACTGAAGTAGTTTGTAAACATGGATTAGTTACTTTACCAAATCCGTGTGGTAATGCATCTCCACTAATACCTTCAAGTTCTGTACTATAATCACTCATACGAATATGTGCTGATTTATTTGGCCAATCACCATGATGAGTGAGTTTACCATTTGAATCTATTGTTACATATCTATCACCAACTTGTCGTGGTGCGAATTGTTTTGAATCTGGATCAAAGTTTAAATTAGTGAACTCTTCCATTATTTCACCATCGTTATTTTCACCTGGATTATTTTTCAATACTCTAAGTGAGAAAGAACCATAAGAACTTCCTGCAATATCGTCTTTTGATGTTAAATCTGCAATCGCAACTTTAAATTGTGGACTAATATCTGTACCATGTGAAAGAGTATTAACTTTAAACAAATTCTTTCTTGAACCACCAATTTCTTGTGAAATAATATACGGTGAGGTTGCAACTGCGTAATCATGTGTGAAATCTTCACCACTGCTACTTGCTACCGATGCCGATGCGTTTGTTCCTGAAAATCCACTTCCAACTTGAAAATGTTCAAAGTTTTTATAAACATATACATCTTTATTTGTATTTTGTGGATCAGTTCCAAAAACTTTTGTTATATAGCTATCTGAACCTGTATCAAATGAAGCACTATATGTAGTACCTGCAATTTGAAGTGCAAATAAACTCCAACTGTAATTATCACCTATCGCTGCGACAGATGCACTTCCTGGCCCGTCTAAATCTATTGAGGAATTACCTCTTGATGGTTTTAATACTGCTGCTACTTCTTCACCAACTCCAATTCCTGAAGATGAAACTTTCAAATAAACTGATTCACTTTGGTATCCCCCTATACCTAAAACTCTTACTATTGTTACTGAGGGTGCACCATTATCAAGGTATTCTTTTACCGTATATGGTACATAATATCGTGTATCTACTGTTCCAAATGTATTTTCAAATTCTGAGTAACTGGTAATATTTGTTGGTACAAAAGCAGGGCCTTTAACTGTTGGCCCGATTATTGCTGCACCAATTTCACCAATTCCTTGTGGTAGAAACGAAACATCTTTTTCTCTCGTAAATACACCTGGACTAACGATTCGTTCTGCCATGTGTTATTCTCCTGTTAAATTTTTATCTATAGATTACTCTTAATATAACTTCTATTACTTCTTATAAGTATCAATGTAAATTCCCAAAATACATATACTTACAGGGTTTTATAAAAAAAATCAAGAACCTGTAGTAAATTTACCAGTAGAAATGTCAATAGTACCTGTTCCGTACTTATCTTCTAAAGATTTTAACAACTTTACTTCATTTTCTCTCATTTGAGTGAAACTTACTTCCAATTCTGACAAATTATTTTCTATTTGTTCGAGTTGTTGAGTTGCGTGATGTCTTCTTAAATAAACTGTGCCGATTGCATTTTGTAAATTTATATAATCTTGTTGCATAGCTTCAATCAGTTTAACATCACCTTCTTCAAATTGAACTGTTTCTGTTTTTGTTTCTGTTTTTGTTTTTGGCATATTTATAACTCCTTTTAATATTAATATTAATAAGTATAATACTAATTCTTCAAATTAATCTTTTAATTCCTCGACTTCGGTTAAAACTTTCAATGAGTCTACCTCTATTTTTAATTCTTTAATAGATTCTATCAAAATAGGTACAAGTTTATTATAATCAACTGATTTAAATGTATCTCGACCATTCAATCCTTCATATTCTTTCACTAATTCTGGTACGACTGTCTCAACTTCCTGAGCCAATACTCCAAGATCATGTCCCATATCATCTCGTTTCCAATCATACTCAACACCACGAAGTTGCATCACAGTATCTAAACCATATTTCATATCTGTAATATTTTCTTTCAAATTCATATCAGATGCAACTGTAGATGAGTATGCAACTACGTCTGCGTCAGCGTGAAATGTTCCACCATTTGCGAATCTAAATTCTTCTTCACCTGCCAATGCAACTCCAATATCATCTGCACTTTCTAAGAAGAAACCACTATCGCCATCTGAAGTAAATC